CCGTAGACCTCTTGAAGCGCCGCCTCGACGTCCTCGTTGGACGTGTAGCCGCCAGCGTCCTCGATGCCGACCTGACTCGCCCCTTTGCCGGACGCCGTGCTGGTGAGTTGCGACAGACGGGGGGGTTGGGTGCCCGACGTCGCATCGCTCGACAACTGGAGGGTGGACGTCGTGTCGTCGAATATGACGTCCACCCCGGTAACCTTCCACGAGCCGGTGGTGCCGTCATAGTAGAGCAGCGTCCCCTCGGTCTCGCCCGCCAAGTCCTTTAGGTCGTTCAGGTCCAGGTCGCTGACGATGCCGCTGTCGGAGTTACTCCCCCAGTCGGCGTCCATGTTGCTGCCCTTCGTTGGGCCGAACCGGACCACCCGCGAGTTGCCCGTGCCCGCCTGTTTCGCCAGCTCGTTGTCGGTCAGGCTCGCCGCGAACAGCGTCGCCGTCGCCGTGTCGTACACGACGTAATCGTCGTTGCTGTCCTGGAGCGCCACGCCGCCACTCGGGAAGTCGGTCGCGTCCAGCGTCGGAGCCGCAGGGTAATAGACCACCGCCGACGACCCATCAGACGGCAGCGCGTCAGACAACAGCGAAACCTCGACGTCGCCGCCACTGTGCGCCGTGATGGTGTACGCCGCCCGCGGCGTCGCAGGGTCGAAGTCGTTAATGAGAATCTGCCCGCCGACCGCCGACGACAAGCCCGTGTGCCCGATGGTAAACGTCGTCGTGGTCGCCCCGTTACTCGAACTGGCGACGTAGGTGTACGCGGGAGGCGTGGACGTGACCGGCGTCAGGCCAGTCATAGCCGCCATGGCGTTCGCCACGGCGTTGCCGTTCTCCTGTGGGATCGCGTGCGGGTAGTGCGACGAGCTCCCTGTGTTCACCGTCGCCAGTCCGCCGCCCGCCGCCGTCGCCGGAAATACCCCCTGAGGGGACATGTACCAGAGGCTGCCGTTCAGGTCGCGCTCGACCGTCGAACTCGCTCGGGTGCCGTGCGTGGTGTATGCGCTCACCGCCGGACCGGTGACAGGATCGGCGACCGCCATCGCCGTCTCCCCCATCCCCATGATCTGCTCTTTGCCCTTGCGGATGCCGATATTGACGGTGATGTTGCGGGTCTCTTGCGTCACCGACCGACCGCAGACGCTCATGGGAGCCGACACGTTCACGATGTGCCCCATGCCCGACAAACACTCGGGCAGCGTCGTCATCGCCCGCATACGGGCCTGGGCCTCCCGAAGTCGCGCCTGGGCGTCCACGCCGAAGTCCTCGACGACCTGCATGGCAAGGTCGGCCAACGGACTCCGGTTGTCGAACTGGGCGTCCACCCGGTCAGACTCCAGGTCCACGGTCACGCTGTTGACCAGGCCCCAGAACTTCCGCAGCAAGTCGCCGCCGCCGACCACGCCCATCGAGGTCGAGAACGCGAGACGGTGGCAGAGGTCGAGTGACCAGCCCCACTCCTTCGACCCGATGAACGACACGCCTCCGGTGAAATGCGGGTTCTGGTACTCGTGCCAGAGCCGCGTGGCGAGGTCTTCGTAATGGGCGTCCTGGTCGTCGCGGGTCCAATTGTCGGACGTCAACTCCTTGGTCAGCTCAAGGTTGAAGTAGGTGTTGGCGTAGCCCGCCTCCCCCGTCGCCGGGTACCGTGCCTCGCGGACCACCGTCGTCGTGTACTCCACCGTGGCGTTGATGGCGCCTGGCGGCACCCACCCGCCTCCGTATGCGCCCCGGACGTCACAGGGCGCCTTGGTCTTGTCCCAGACCGGCGTCTCCGTGTGAAACGCCCGCCGGTAGACGTTGAACGCGGTCCCCAGCGCCGGACCCCCGGCGATCTGCTCCCACTGGCCCACCGGCCCAGCGTTCGCCCCCGGATACCCCATGCCCATCGCCTTCGCCACCTGGCGACGACCGTCGGCGCTCCCGTCGCTGACGTAGACCTTCGGCAAAGTACAGGTCGTCGTGTGAGCCGCATCCGTCTGCTGGCTCTCCACCTTCTGGTCGACGAAATACCAGAGCCGCCCGACGGCTGCCCTCTCGTTGATGTTCGTCGTCGTCGAATACTGGAAGTCGTCGGTTAGCGCGATCTTGTCCGCGATCTTGCCACCGGTCGCGGTGAGCTCGGTCCAGAACGTACCCCCGACCGCCGTCTCCATGTCGGTGGTGTCGAGGGTGAGCATCATGCCCTTCTCGCCGTTGCCGATGTCGGCTTGCTCCGCGTTCGCCTTAATCTTGAAGGCGTAGGCAGAGTCGCGGGTGTTGGCGTTGTCCGCAGTCAGGACCAGGACCGAAGTCCCGACCCACTCGTCATCCGCGTGGTCCTCCCGAAACGCGGAGTCGGTGTAGCTGATGAACAGCCGCTCCTCGCCACCCGCCCCGAGGTTGTCGCTTTTGTAGACCGGGATTCCGAGGCCACCCTCGCCGAAGTCCGCGCCCCGGTTCTCGTCGCCCGGGCGCCACGACGATTCGAACGCCGTATTCCACCCCTTCGCCAGCCCGCCGCCTCCCGTGCCGTTCGGGTCGTACGTCGCCGTATGGTTGCCCTGCTTCTGCTGAATGCTCTGAATGCGGACGCTGCTGTAGACGTCTTGGAGGTCGACCCCCAGGTTGAGGGAGTCGCCCAGACAGTCGTCGTCATAGTCGGCTGTCACCGTCACCGCACAGGTGCCGAGCAGAGGCCGGACGACCGAGCTCGACAAATGGAGTTGCTGCACCGCCGACGTGATGCCCAGGGTGCCCCCTGGACCCGCGCCGACCACCGTGACCGCGTTCACCTGGAACTCCTCCAGGTTCGCGTAGCCGCCGACCAGGATGCGGTTGCCCGTGGCGCCTGGCGTCGCGCTGAACGGCGACACGTCCGCACAGTAGAGCGTCGTATCGTCGACCTGGGCGTGGCTCGTCAGCGTCGTCTCGGTCGTCCCGTTGACCGTCTCCGTGGCCTCGAAGATGCGGAACTTGAGGTCCCGCGGGTCGTACATGAGCCGGACGTTCGGCGCCCACCGCAGGATCTGGCGGACGCATTCGGTGAATCCGACATCCTGCAACACAATCGGCTGCGGCTTGGCCGTGAGCTTCACCCGCTCGGTGGCGTCGAATATCGTCGACGAGGCGGTTATCCCCTTGGTGGCAAGGGTTGACCCGTACTCCGCTTCGATGAACTGGAGAATCTCGTCGATGGTCAGAAGGTACGCCGCCCGGTCTGCCGGTATGCCGGTGCCGATCTGGTTTGTGATGCCGGTCGCCGTCGCGTCCTTCTTCTTGATCGCGTAGTAGAACTCCGGGTTGGACGGGTCGTCTACGTTAAACGCGATCTTCGGGATGGTCAGCCCGTCGGTCGTGGAGCGCACCATGCGGACCTCGTTCGCCTTGACGAGCCCGCTATTGCATTCGACGGTGACCTCGCCGCTCGACGACGCGGGTGACACCCGCTCGACCCACCCGTAGAACCACCTGACCTGTCCGGCGCTCTGCTGCTCCAGCGTCCACGACGGCATGGTCCCCAGGACCGTCGACGGCTGGCTCCCCCTGTCGGCCCAGAACTCGACTTTGTCCCCCGGCATGACCCGGAATCCGCCGCTGTCGTTCATCGACCACCAGGCGTGGCGCCCGCTCAGCGTGAACGTGAACCGGGCTCCGAAGTCGTAGTCGTTCGAGAGCTGGCCCAGGCGAACGTAGAACCGGTCGGACTCTGGCCCCGTCGTCGTCGAGACTCCAGGGTCGCAGCCCTTTCGGAACCCGTCGTCCCACTTCAGCGTCGCGTCGCCGTCCGCGTCGCTGCCGTCCTGGATGACGAATACCGCGGTGGTCGGCGCCCCTGACCAGACCTTCAGCTTCCTGTTCTCAAGGAGCGCCATTAGAGGTTGTCCACCGGGTCCGCGGCGCTGGCAAAGATGAAGTCCAGATTCACGCTCGCGTTGTTGGTCCCGGGCTCCATCCCCGTGATCGTCGGGACTTGCTGCGCCGACGCCTGTGGAACGTAGTAGAGCAGCCGGTAGATGGTCGAGCCGTCGGCCCAGGTGTTCGCGAAGTCACCCGTGAATGTCACCGACGTCGGGGCCGTCTCCACCTCGACAATCTCGTGAGTCGACGCCGAGACCAGGAGGACGTAGTCGCCGACCGCGAGCGACAGGTCCGCGTCGATGGTCATTGTCTGGTCGTCACCGGCTGCGACCTCGCCGTCGGTCGTCGTCTTGTCGGTGCCGTCGTCCTCGACGATGGAGAGATCGCCCAGGACGGTGTAGCCCGTGCCGAAGGAGAGCTCGTCGCGGAGGTTGGACGCCAGTGTCAGCTTGCGCCCCATGAACGCCCGGTCGGTTTCGCTGCCCGCATGGCCGCGGGCGAGGGCGGCCCGGAGGTGATAGCGGAACACGCCGCCGGGGGCCTTCTCGACGACCCCAGGGGCTTCCGCCCAGCCAGACCTGACGTACTGGGGCGCCTCGTACTCGACCTCGATGGACTCGGGACCCTGGAGGAAGTCGCCGACCTTCAACTTCTTGAAGTACGCTATTCGGTCGCCCATTACTTCACCAGTGCTATGGCTTTGCTGACGCTGTCCAGTTTGGACTCGGCTGTCTTCATCCGCTCGTTGATCTTGGTCAGCGCGTCCGCCGTTTCGGTGAGCACCTTTTCCTCCTTGTCCAGTTTCGCCTTTATCGCCGCCTCGGCCTCTTCTGCGGCAGCCCGCACCTTCTCCTGTTCCTCCAGCGCCGCCGCTTCCGCCTCAGCCATGGTGGCCTGTGTCTCCTGGAGGATCTGGGCGAGTTGAGCCCTTGAGCCCACCTCTCGCTGGGCCTGCTGCTGTAGGACCTGCTGGAGCATCGCGCCGTCGTTCGCCGCCAACTCGTCAGAGGTCATCCCATCTGTAGCCCGTCGCAGCTCGTCGCGTCGAACTCGTGTGCGCCCGCGGCTAACCTTGCGGATGGCCTTGCGGATCTTCAGAGGCATCCCGCCCCGGGCCTCCATCCCCCCGCCCAATCCGGCGAGTTGCTGCGCTCGCGAATCCACCTGGGAGAACACCGCGTTGGCCCGTTGGAGTGAGTTGTCCTGTATTGATTCGAGAGACGACTCCAGGGACTTGTCGATGCTCTGGATTTTCTCTGACAGCGACTCGCCCAGGTCGCGGAAGTCCTGGGCCATCTTCTCCATCGACGACTCCGCCGCCTTCTTGACCTCTTCCGCCTTGTCCTTCTGGGTCTTCAGCGAGTCCACCGACGCCTTGGTCGCGTCAATGATCGACTGCCGCCTCATATTGGCCGCGGTCTGCTCTGCCCTCTCCCGCAGTTCTGCGGTCTTCTCTTCAGACTCCGCTGCCTTCTCCAGCATCAGTCTCAGGGCAGCCGGGAGCCCCTCAAACTCGACGCCGACCTCGCCCAGGGCGTCGACAATCGACCGAAGTCGGGCGGCTGTGTCGGAGGCTTCGTCCACCACGGCCTTGGCCGTCGTGGCAAGTCGAGCCCCGGCACCACCCGCCTCTCCGGCCCTCGGCGGGTCTCCCGTGCCCTGCATCCCCGCCGCGCCCCACATGCCGGTCGCGCCGCGGGCGCCGGATTGCATCATGGGCGACGTCGTGCCGCCTTCCCCCCGCGACCGGAAGAACGTCGCCAGATCCACCTGTCCGGCCCGCTCGCTCAGTCGGCGGGAGTGCATCCTCCCGAAATGGCGCGACGACTCGGCCATACTGCCGAATCGGTCTTTTATACCCGCCGCCTCCTCGGAGTAGTCTGTGCTCCCGAACGGCGTAACCAAGTCGGCGACGTGCCCCAAGGCGACCGTTGCGAATGACCCCTCCGCTGCGCCCTGGGCTTCGAGCATAAGCGCCCGGATCTCGCCCCGGATCTCTGACACGACCGCCTTCAGCTTCAGCGTCAGGAAGTCGAAGAATCTGCCCGCCCAGTCCATCGCGTCCGCGAAGAACCCATGCAGCCCGGTCTCCGACAACGCCGTACCAATGTTGCTCAACGTCGTCACGACGCCGTCAAGGGCGCCGCGGAGCTTGTCCGCCAGTTCCACCTGGTTGTCGTTGAGCCACTCCTTGATGGCGGTCGCGATCCGCGTCAGTTCTGGCATCAAGTCCTTGAACACCGGGAGGAGCGACTGCCCAATCGAGACGGCAAGGTTCTCCACCTCGGCCTTAAAGGACGCCCAACTATCCGTAAACGACTCCACCTCCGGGCCGAGCTTTCGCAGCCGGTCGTCGATCCCCTCCATAGCGGCAGTCAGAAACGCCTGCCGCTTTTCCGCTTCGCTCAACGCGCCGACGGTCTTCCCAAGGGACTCCGCGTACCGCTGGTTGGCCGCTTCGACCTTTACGATGATTCCCAGGTTGTCGAGGATTAGCCGAGACTGCCGCCCGATGCCGATGGTCAGGTCGGAAAGGCCCTCGGACGCTGTGCGCCCCATCGCCTTGCCGAGCCGACGCCCTGCCTCAATCAACTTGCCGAACTGGGGAACCGTGTCGACGGTGTTCAGCAGCAGGGCGTTATTCGCAGCCGCCAACAGGTCCAGGTCGCTGACTGTCCCCTTGGCAGCCGTCCGCATCCGCTCCAGGGCCTCGGGAGCATCGACGCCCCAGGTCCTGACCAGGCCCTTAAACCCGGTCTGGATGTTCTCAAACTGCGCCGCCTTCGCGACGCTCGCGAACGCCACGCCGAGCCCTGCGATGAGCCCGACCTTCGCGATACCGACGAACTTGTCGACGAACATCCCGGCGAGGTTGCCAGCCGCCTGGACGACCCCAGCCCCGGCGCTCGATATCCCCTTGACGATGCCCTCGGCCATCCCGCCGATGCCGGGGATAGCCCCCGCGATGCCGCCGCCCAGGGCCCCCGCGCCACCGACCAGGGACGCCCCCGCGCCACCGACGCCCCGGACCAGCCCGCCCAGGCCACCACCGCCGCCCGTGAGCGCCCCGAACGCTCCACCTATCCCAGAGCCCGCGCCCGCGATGCCGCCGCCTACTGACCGCATGGACCGCTGGAGGGCACGCCCGATCCTCCGGGCCATCGCCAGGCCGCGGCGCTCCACCTTTTGGAACGTCTGGGCGAACTGCCGCTCCGTGTTCTTGGCGATCTTGTCGAGCTGGAACCCGACTGTCCGCATCGCGACGGCACCCTGACCGCCGATCTCGCGGAACTGGCGCGCCATGACGCGCTGCATCTTCACCATCTGGCGCATCTGACGCATCATCGCGTCGGGCGCAGCACCGGCCCGCGGGCCTCCCAGGCCCTTCACCCCGCGGACGTTGATATCCAGGCGAACAGCCATCAGCTACTACCCTTTCGACTCGGCCCGATGATCCGGCGGCCCTTCGTCCGGCGAGGTGGAGGCGGCGGCGCCGCTCCCAGCCCACCGCTCTCCAGCCCGTCCGGGTCGGGCATCCCGCCACCGCCACCGCCGAACATCGACGACGCCGGTCCCACGCGCTCGGCGACAATCGCCATCATCAGAACCGAGCGATACCAAGCCTGGAGGCGACGTGGCTGGTCTCGCAACGCACCCGGGTATGGGAATTGCCCCGTGCGCGTCGCGTGAATCAAGTCCAGAGCCATGACACACATTCGCCGATCCTCGGGCGGCTGCTCGCCGAGCAGGACCGCCTTCGCCTCCTCCGTTATCAGTTTCCCGCTTCGTCGTTCTTGTCGTCGAGCCCCGAGAACTTCGCCACCGCCGAGTTGATCCTCCAGACCACCTTGGTCGGCAGCCCGTTGACGAACGCCAGCCAGTCCTTTTTGGCCGCGTTCTTCTCGGGCCAGTCGTCGTTGCCCTCGCCGCTGTCAGAGTCCGGCCCGCAGTAGGCCCGGATGGTGAGGGCCGTACTCATGACCCCCTTCTGATTGAACGCCTCGTTGACGTGGTGGAACGGTGGGTCCACGAGGTGGAATGAGCCCCAGCCGAGGTCGGACAGGTCCACCTGGGCCTCCAGTTCGCTGTCGATGGTCATGAATTGAGGGGTGTCGCTCATGCTGTGAACTCCTTGGATCAGGTGTTGTCGTCGTTGTACGCCTTGTGCGTGAGAATGGTCGTGTTGGACGCCTCCAGGTTCGCCCGCATCTGGACGTTGACGACCCGGACGTTGCCCTGGACCGACGGTCGCGAGGCGCTGACGATCTCCAACTCGGGGACCTGGATCTCCCAGGCCGTGTTGTAGATGTTCGCCGCGTTGCTGCCGCTGCCGTCAATGTCGGTGTCCAGCGTGTCGATGGTGATGGTGCCCACCCCAACGGTCGCCTTGCCCACCGACTGCCTGCTGTTGTCGACGTCGTCCAGGATGACGTAGTCGTTCGTCGCGAAGCCGGTGGTGCTCGCGACGGTGAACTCCACGTCGTCACCCGCCGACTCGCTGTCGGTCGAGGTGGTCGACCCGCTGGCCTCGGGGTTGTATCCCATGATCCGCAACTGAGCCGTCCGCAGCGTCGAGGAGTCCAGCAGGAACGGGTACGTCGAGTCGGTGACGATGAGCGTCGCGTCGACCGTCAACTCCGGGTTGCCGGTGTACGCCTTCGTCCAGGTGCCGTTGAGCGTCGCCGTGCTGTTCGGGCTGAAGACGTCCACCTCGATGTTGTTGGTGTAGCTCAGCGACAGCGACCGGATGTCCACGTTGTCCCCGGTGAACCCGTCCTCGTTCAGGTCGAGGTCGATGTAGACGTTGCGGGAGTCGTTCGGGTTGAGCGGAGGCCACGACGGCGTCGGGTTGGACCCGGACGCGATGGCCTTGTACTCGTTCAGGAAGCAGTCAAGCTGCAACTCGATGGGCCCTGGGCTGTTCCGGTCCACGTTCAGCGTGAACCCGTTGAACAGCATCCCGCCGACGGTGATGCCCGAGTTCGTCGACGGCGAGAGGCTGGTGCTCCAGTACGACTCGGCCGTGTGATACTTCGTCAGGTCCGCGGTCGTCGTGCTGATGGCGGCGTCCAGGAGGAGCCCCGCGTTCGCCGGGAAGACGGGCGTGTTGATGGAGCCCCCCTCCGCGTTGCGGCGGCTGAACACCCGATACCGCACCCCGCGATCCTTGTGCTCCGTGTTGATGTCCTGGACGTCCGCACTCGGGTTGAGCTGGACCCCGTCCTCGAACACCGGGACCCAATACCAGGTGCTCGGTGAGCCCGTGCGAGCAGTGTCGCTGGAGTTGACGCCGATCCGAGTAAAGGCGTCATGCCGTGGAAGATCGGCCATGGTCGTATCCCCTTAGTTGACGAACCGCCGGTTGCCCGTCAGTTCGATATCGAAGTTCCAAACCCAATACCGCAGGCCACCCTCGCCCCTGTCGCGGATGGCGGTGAAGCCCTGCGACGTGACGCTGTAGTCCGCGATGTTCGACGAGTTCAGGCGGCTACTTACCGCCGTCGTGCTTAACAGTGCGTCAGATATGGCTGCCGCCGCTGCCTCGATGGTGTCCCGCGACTCGTTGCCGCCGTCGGTGCCATAGATGACCGACAACTGCATCGTCACGAGCTCCTCCAGCCCGTTCTCGATGCCGCCAGAGCCGCCGTCCGCGCCCCACGGCTGCGTCGCCACCACCTCGTTCGGCTCGGCGGTGATGGCAGGCAGGGCGCCGTCAGGGAAACGCCCCTCGGACGGGTCGAACGCCAGCGCCTCCCCCGTGTACCCCCGGTGCTCGTTCAGGCCGAGCGCCGTGTACGCCGACTGCGTGCCCAGGTAGGTCCACACGTCCGCCACCATGTCCTTGTATGGCGTGGCCATCAGAACCGGGCCTCCCCGACCACGTCATCGGTCAGCCAGTCGGTGATGGCGGCGTCCAGCACCTTCTCCATCCCCTTTTTGTCCCAGCCCTGCGGCTTCCCCTTTGCCATCTCGAACGACCGCAGGACGTCAGGGTCAGGCCCCCGATACGCCCGCTCGGCGTCGATGGTCGCCCGGAGGTTGTCGCTGCGGGTGAACTTCTGCGTGGACTCCCGCAACGACCCCGTCCACTCGAAGTATGGCGACGCTGGCCGCGCCCTCTTGTTCGGGGCGTGCTTGCCGTAGTAGGACTCTTTTGGCCGCTGACGCCGATCCTTGACCGTCTCCACGCTGTGAAACAGGCCCTTGTTGAACCGGGCATCCCACCACCGCATCTGCTCCGCGGGCAGCGCCTTCTCCACGCGGTCCCAGACCTTGCGCCACGTCTTGAGCTTGAAGGCGACGAACTGGAGCAGGCTGTACGCCTGTGCCGCGGTGTTGACGTCCACCCGAGCCATCTACCGCGTGGCCTCGATGTTCATGGACGACCTGGTGCCCGACCGGGTCCACATGCGCTCGCCCGTGGGCGACAGGACCCACCCACGGCGGCGAGCTCGCTGGCACCACTTGTCCGCCTTGGTCATCAGGGCGTCGGGTAGCTCCAGGTCGGCGCCGTCCGGGTTTTGCTTGGCGAACGACCGCTCCAGGTACTCCGCGGACGCCACCCACTCGGCGATCTGTGCCACGTCAGGCGGCACCGCGTCGCCGCTCCAGGCCGTCCGGTCCCAGTCCGCGAACTCCCCGTCCACGAACCGCGACGCCACCGCCTGGGCCTCCGTCTGCCGGTCACTGTCCAGGGTTGCCCAATACTCCAGGTAACCCTTGCCGGCGGCGAGCGTGTGATAGACCGCGAGCGCCATGGCTTACCCCTTCTCCACGACTGCCCAGGTCACCTTGACGTCCTGCGACGTCAGGTCGGACGACGTCACCGAGACGGTAAACCCGGTCTTGCTGCTGCTGGTCGCGCTGTAGGTGCCCGCGTCGGCCTCTGGAGGCGCCACCAGGATCGACGGCGTCGAGACGAACGACTCGCTGAAGCTGACCGCTTGCGTCCCGGCTCCGGTCCCGTCGAGCGTCACCGTTGCCGTGCCCAACTCCACCAGTTCACCCTGTGGACCTCGTGCCATTTACTGGCCCTCCTCTTCGTTGCGCTTCCGGCGGCTCCTGATGACGATGGCCGCAGCCGCAGCCGCCCCCAGCCACCGACCGCGGAGCTTGCGACCCGACGCGACCGCCTGGCCCATGTACACCGCAGGCACCGGCACGACGTAGCTGTAGTCGCCGAACCGCAGCCCCAGCGTGTCGAAGCCCGACGCCGCCACCCGGCCCGCGTTCATCGAGCGGTGGATGCGCTGCCACTCCGGTAGCGTCCGCACCCGCCATAGCTGGTCAGCCACCCGACCCTTCGTCGCGAACTTGCCCAGTCGCGACTTGGGCACGTCCAGGCGGTAATGTGTCACGCCCGATTTGATGCCCTGGGCGATGGCCCGCCGGCGATGGAGCCCCCGGATATGGGCCGTCGTTGACAGCCGCATGTTGTTCCGGTTCATCCGCCACCGCTCGCCGCCTTTGCCACCGCCGTCCATGTACGCCTGGATGTCCTCGCGCCGGTTCATCCGACCCGTGAGCCGGACCACCGTCTCGGTCACCCTGCGGGCCTCGTACCCCGCGTTTCGGGCGATGTTCACCAGGGCGTCGTAGCCGAGCTCCCAGCGGTCCTCCAACTCGCCACCCGCCTCGGGTAGCCGGTTGATCTCCCGCTCGATCTCTTCGAGGTCCTCGGGCGTCATGTCCCGCGGCACGACGACCGTGCGCCCTCTGCCGCCGTCGACACCAGGCACCGTCACCTTCTCGCCGCCGTCGATATCGACCTGCGGGATGATGACCGGCGGCACCCGGTGGATGACGTCGTCGAGGTTGTCGATGAGAGGCCCTGGCGGGAGGCGGCGAGTCTTGCCGATAGGCCGCATGTCGTCGCCCCCCGCGCCCAGCCCCAGCCGAACCTCCCGCGCCATCCGCTCCGCGTCACGCCGAACCGCAGCCCGGTAACGGGTGATTTCGGCCCGCTTCGACGTGTCGATCCAACCACCCCGGATGATCGGCAGGTTCATGGCCCCGCGGACAGTCCGCCGGCGCATCCAACGCTCCCAGAGCAGCATGACCGCGAGCGCCTCTTTCCAAGCCGTCCGCGTCTGCTTCTCGGTCTCGTCGATGGCCTTCGCTTGGCCTTGCCAGTAGGTATCCCAACTCACCGCACGATGGCGTAGCCGCCCTCCACCTTCTCGAATGTCCCGCGCCCCCATGGCTCGTCGTAGATGACTCGACCGTCTGGGGCAAAGCCGACGAACCGACCGCCGGGGGCGTCGAACAGCAGACCGACGCCAGGCGCCCGGTGGTGCGGCGACTCGCCCGACCGACGGGCGTCACGCTCCCGCTCGGCAACGTCGCCGAACTGGTCGGCCAATGCTGCCGTGTCCTTGCCGGTCGCCGTCACCGACCACGACCCGTCAGGCTTTTTGCGTTCGTCGATTGCCACGCTCGGCGGCCTCCCTCGCGGCCTTCATCGCCGCTATGCCCTCGGTGGGCGGTGTCGACTCCAGCGGCCAGTGATACGGCCCCTGCTCCTCCGGTGGCGGCATCTGGACCGCCTTCATCTCCTCGCCGAACCGCTGATAGAACCACCGGTCGTCCGCGATGGAATACCCCGCCTTGGGGTTGCGCCCGAAGAACACATGAGCGGCGTCGAAACACCAGATGGCTTGGCGACGCCCCTCTCCGACTGGTAGCTCGCGATGGTCCTCGACCACGATCTGCGCCGGTCCACGCATGTCCGCCGCGAGATTCGGCAGTGGGCAGTGGGCGTAGTGGTCGCATCCGACGTTTGTCGCGGTCTTCTCGCTACACGTCTTGCGGCGGCTGTCCGCGCTGAACGGCTGCCGCGGCGTGTGCGGTTGGTGGTTTCGCAAGATATCAGTCATGAGAGGGGGTCTCCGTTGAACAGGTCAGACCGTGACGGTGTACTTACCGGCCTCCCCGGCGAACCTCATCACGGTGTCGTAGTCGGCGCCCGCGGCGATGCGGAACGCCTTGTTGTCGCGGTCGTCCCAGGCGTCGACCTCCAGCGTCCGCTTCCAGCCGAGCACGCAGGCCCGCTTGCTGAACACGAGGTTGTCGTAGGCCGGGGTGCCACCGCTGGAGCCGATGCCGGTGGTGAACGCCACCGTGGCGCCGCCCGCGAGGGTGAACGAGCCGCCGAGGGCGCCCTGAGCGGTGCCCCGGACCTCGGCGTTGATGACGTTGCTGTCGGACACCAGGCCGCTCCAGGCGCTGGTATGCAGCACCGCCCCGAGCCCGTCGCTCTGGTCCTTGGCCGCCGCCCGGATGACGCCCAGCGCGGTGAGCAACTTCGACATGCTGGCGACGGCGTCACCTTCGTCGGTGTCGGTCGCGCTGCCGTTCGCGGTCATGTCCGTGATGATGTCCGCGTCGACCTTCGTGGCGACCGCACGCGCCAACTCGGTGGCGTAGATGGGCACCATGTCGTGCTGCGTCCGCTTCCGGGCCTTGTCCGTGAACGACATAGCGACGTCGATCTCGGCGGGCGTGATCTGGACCTGGGTCGGCGTACCCGCGGCGTAGGTCCGGGCCGCTCCCTCCGTGTAGCTCGACGCCGACATCGCGTCGAGCGTCAGCAGGTCGAGGATGTCACCGGGGCCGCTGAAGTCGACCTCGGTGATGAGCGGGCGCATGACCGCCATGTCGTGCGCGGTCAGGGCGATCTGGTCGGCGATGATCTCCGGCAGATCAACGGCGAGGGTCGTGACAGTCGTGTCAGCCATTGTTCAAACTCTCCGGTGCGCTAACGCTGCACCTGAATGTCGCCCTGCAACACCTTCCGCTGGAAGTCCTGCACGGCGTTCTGGTCTCCCGACCGGATCAACTCGCCCAGCTTGGCGCGGTAATCCGACCGGCTCATGGGCGCCGACGACGGTGCCGACGCTCCCCCTCCAACTGGTGCCCCACCGCCGCCGCCGCGACCGCTCGGAGGTCTCCAGGTCGCGTCCGCCTGGAACTCCGTGCGCGCCCACTCGTCGAGTCCCAGGTGCCCACCGTGTGCGTCGACGGCGTAATAGCTGCCGTCTTCGCCCACCTTCAGAGCCGCGTCGCCCTTCAGATAGCGGAACATCTGCTCCACGCGGTGCGTGCCGGTGGCCTCGATGGCCTGCCGCAACGCCAAGTCCCGCGACTGTTGAGCCGACTGTGCCCTCTCCGAATTGCGCTCGGCCTCCAGGGCCTGGAGCCTCTGACGTAGCGCCTCAACCTCACCGGCCTTGCCCTTTGCCGTCGTCGCCCCGTCGGGCTGCTCTGGCTTGGCTGACTCGGGAGTCGTCGAGAGGCTGGCGAGCTTGTCGCCCATCTGCCGCTCGAATCGCTTTAGCTGCGAAGTCACCGCCCGGTTGACCATCTCCGCGATGGCCTCCGGGTTCATCGCAGGCGTTTCCGCCTGTGCAGGTACCCCGTCGGGGCTCTCGCCGACCTGTTCGGCGTGCGGCTGCTGTGCCGTGTCTTCGGTCATGATTCGTCATCCAATGAGGGGATTGCGGAGGCAACGTCGTAGTCGGCCTCCACGAGTTCTGACTTGATCTGGGCGGCGACGTCCTCGGGGATGTTGCCCGGCACCTTGACGGCGATATCAGCCGCTGCCGCCCTCCGCCACGTCGGCGACTTGACGAGCTCCCAGCCCGCGAGGGCGAGGTCTGCCGACCGCTCCGCGGACATCAGGTCCCACGACCTGACCCGACTGATGGCGCCGTCGTACACCTCGGCGAAGGCCGGGGGTAACGCGCCTGCGACCAGGTAGCGGGCAACGATCTCGTGGACCGCCCGGTCCCACCGCTCCAGTTCCTCGCTGATGGCCGCGAGCGTCGGCGCCTCGGAGGTCGAGAACGACCACGCCAGCGACGTGCCCGACCGGGCACCGCCGCCGCCCTGCTGCGTCACGCTCGCCGGGTCGATGCCAGCGAGGTTGAAGCCCTGCCGGATAGCCGACTCGATGAGCGACTCGCGGACCTGCATCCCACCCGTCTCGGTCTCCAAGTAGTCGGCGTCTTCGTTCAACTCCGGGTTGAGCTTCAGAACGTGCGAGGTGCCCACGCCGACCTCGTCCAAGTCGGCGGTGGTCTTGATCGTCAACTGAGGGCTGGCGTGCAGGTAGCTCGCCATCGCCTGGTCGGAGTCGTACTGGAGCTTGCGCCAGTCGGCGAGACTCAACTCGTCTATGTAGCTCTCGCCCTCCATGACCCCGCGACGACGGGCGAACAGCGGGGCGAACGGCACGACGCCCAGGCCGTGCTCCCACTCCGCGGTCTGGAGCACCGCCGAGGTCGTGTCGCCGCCGCTCTTGGGGTCGAACTCCTGTCGGTACTCGGCGCCCCCCTGGCGGTCGTACAGACGCCAGACGTGGTAGTGCTTGCGGGCGCTCGTGGCGGACGTGGCGACGCTGATGTCCCGGCGCAACTTGACCCACTCCAGGAGCCCGTTGGCGTCCACCTGCCAGTCGCGGATCTCTTCAGCCGCCCAGGAGGTCAAGAACGGCAGCGGGTCCTCCGACTCGTCCGCCGCCTCGGCCATGGGCTTGTCGACCGTCGTGCCCGCGATCCCCATGGTGAGGGCCGAGCCCAGGAGCTCCTTCGCGCAGCCCTCGATGGCCGTGCCAGTGCGGTCGGCGTCCTTGTCGAACGCTGCGAGCCGCTCGACGACGTTCGGGGCCAGCTCGCCCGCGTCGTGGACCCGGTCGGCGGGCTTGCTGGTCAGGACCCCCTGGATGCGGCGAACCGCCGCCCGCGAGAACCCCATACAGTGCGTGAGGGCGATCCTCGTCTGGTAGGTCTCTGCCGACTCCTGGCGCCCCCTGGGCAGCCACGGCGCCATGTCCCCCAGGACGTCACCGAAGGCCCTGTAGCGTGCCCAGGCGGCCTCCTGAGCCGTGTACGCCGGGTGTACGGCCTCCAGGGCGTCGAGCAGCGCATCAGACATAGCGTGACCTCAAGCGGCTCCGCGAGTTCGACGACATCCGGTATCCGGGCTCCCGTCGAAACGCCTGCGGGCGGTGTTCTGCGTGGACGAAATAACCGAGTGCGTCGCTGGCGTGCGTCAGCCGCTCGTCGGACTTGTCGAGGCCCTTGCCGGTGTCGAGCCACCGGACCTGTTCCAGGTCCCGGCGTAGGCCGTCACAGGACCGGTCGATGAACAGCCGGCGCTCGCCCTTTGCGTTGCACAGCAGCGCGTTGACGGCGTTGACCCGGTCCCGCTGCTTCGGGTGGGCACTGGCGACCTTGACGACGTGGGCCACGCCGGCGGCGGTCAGGGCCTCCCGCATCCGGGCATAGTCGGTGCGCCCGGCGTGGTCGCGGCTGTTGCCGGCGGGGTCGCCGTGGATGACGAGCCGCTGGCCGGGGGCGTGGACCTCCAGCCACGCGACCAGGGCCTCCGAGGTGTCGTACACGTCGTGGCCGGTGATCTCGGCCAGGGCGTGCACCTCGCCGCCGCTACGGGCTTGGCAGACGATCCAGGCCATGCGCCCGATGTTGAAGTCACACGACACGACGACGTCGCCTGGGGCCACGGTGGCGTCGATGACGTGGTGCGCCCGCTCGAAGGCGTGGTAGGCCGCCCCGATGCCGACCGCGACGAACTCGCCGCCCCGCTCCTGTCGGGCCATCTCGGCGTCGTAGCTGCCCAGGACGTTGTCGAGGTAGTCCGGCGTCAGGTGGGGATTGTCGTCACTGGCGGCGGTGACCAGGCGATAGTTGCCGTCGCCGCGCTCGACGTGCCGCTCATAGATGTGGTCGAAGCCGTTGGGGGTCGACGTCCACAGGTAGCGAGGCCGGTCCACCTCCCTGGAGCGCAGGCGCCCGAACACGACGTCCACGGCGTACTTGTCGGCGTCGCGGACCTCGTCCGCCCACCATGACCCGATCTCGATGCCGCGGAGCCTGTCGACGCTGCTGCGCTCGGTGGTCCTGCCGATGATGGTCGGCTCGCCTTCGACGTCCAGCAGGTGTAGCTCGGCGTCCATCTTGCGCCAGGTGAACCGGATGCCCAGGTCCTCGCACGCCCGCATGAGCTCGGGGGCGACGACGTCGTGGAGCTGCCGGTAGCTGTTGGCGGTGGCGAGGTGCCGGGAGGCTGGGAAGCGGCATGCCCGCTCGATGATCCACCGGGCGCCGAACCACGTTTTGCCGCCGCCCAGGCCGGTGACAAGGGCGACGTAGGGCTCGGGGGCCTCGTAGGCGTCGGCCTGGTGGTCGAGGAGCTCGACGGTGTGGGGGTCAGTTTGCACCGGCCCCCCTCCTGACGAACTCGACCTGTCGGCGCTGGACGTCCTCGGTGTCGTCTGGTCGGTGCTCGCGGAACTCGTCGGTCCTGGTCTTGAGCCAGAATATCTGGGCGGTGACGTTGCCCGAGTTGGCGTTCTCGATGAGCTTGCCGACGATGTTGGCTTTACCCTCTGCCTTCGCCCTTTTGCAATCCGCTGAAAACTCGGGGTCGTCTCGACGCCAGCGGCGCAGGGTGTCGGGGAGGATGCCTGCGAGTTCGGCCGCGGTCTGGTAGCTCAGCCCCTTGCCGAGCGCGGCTTTGATGGTGCGCTCGACCTCGGGCGTGCGCTTGCTCGGCCTGCCCATCTTGGACTGAATCAGACGGAGTCCCCCTAAGCGCGACCGCCGGGGGCGTGGGCGATGATGGAATAGGAAATGGAAGAACGGACGAGATGACCGGCCCCCCGCGAGTCGCTGCTATCAGGTTGCGGTGGGGTGTGGGTCGTGGGCAACGGTGTCGGTGCCGCTATGCCCGCGCTGGCCCGCGTTTGTCCGTCGGCTACCCTGCCTTGGGTCGGCCTCTGGCTCTGGGCTTCCAGCGTCGGGCGTCGGCCCGCTCGACGATCCAGGAGGGTCGGCCCCCGGTGTCGAGTTGCTGGGCGGGGAGTGTGCCGTCGGTGATGGCGTTTCGGACGGTGCGCTCTGGGACGTCGCGCAGGATGGCGACGCCCCTGGGCGACAGGTATCGGGGCTTGGGGTTGGTCATGGGGTGTAGTCGGTGGTGGCCTGTTCGATGGCATCGTGGGCGAGGATGCCCAGGGGCGAGTCGGTCCCTACGAAATGGTCCGCGACCTGTTGCAGCACCTCCAGCATGGCGGGCGCTGCTGCGATGAGGCGGGCGTTGGCATCCGCCCTCCCACTGCCCTCGACGACGATAGCGACGGTGGACGAGCCCCTGATCGTGACCCCGGAGAACCTTGGGCCGAATTGAACCTCTTGGCCGGGTCGCCAAGGCCCTGGAGTGTGCTTGGCTGCGTTCATCTTGCTCATGGTGTTGTCCTTTCGGTTGCGTCCCGGACGCCCGAGGGCGTTTCGGCCCCCCGCCGGGGGCCTCGTCAGCGGGTTAGAAGTCACGAACGACCGTCGCGGTCGGCGCCCATCCCTGCGCCCACTTGACCAACTCCCCCATGCGGTAACCGCTCCCCTTCTGCACGTTCCCGGGGTTGCGGGGCAGCCTGACGGTATAGATGGTGTCGCCGTCGCGGTTCGTGTACCGCCCCACCCGAATCTC